TCGCCGGCCAGCAGATCCTCCAGCTCGTCGGTGCTAAATCCAACCAGGTCCAGGTCGAAACCAAGCTCCTGCAGGTCGCCCAATTCCAGCGCCAGCATTTCGTTGTCCCACCCGGCATTCAGCGCCAGCTTGTTGTCCGCGATGACATACGCGCGCTTTTGCGCCTCGGTCCAGCCGGACGCAACGATCACCGGCACCTCCTTCAGGCCGAGGCGCTTGGCCGCCATGACGCGGCCGTGTCCGGCGATGATTCCGCCATCCTCGTCAACCAGGACCGGGTTGGTCCAGCCCCATTCGCGCATCGAGGCCATCAGCTGCTCGATCTGCTCGTCGCTGTGCGTGCGGCTGTTGCGCGCGTATGGAATCAATGATTCGATGGGGCGGCGCTCAATGCGGTCTCTAATTTCAACCATGGTTTTTACCTTCGATGAACAACTATTAACCAATCAAAAAATCCGCTTACTAGCGAAAGCGGGCGCGCGCGAACGACCCGCGATTTAGGCTCCACGGAAGGACCCAGACCGGGGGGTGCATGCTCACCCGGAAAGCCCGAGAAGCCCCGCCTTCAGGCGGGGGAGGATGTCAACTCGCACTTGCCAATGCATCGCGCAGGGCGCGGTCGAATGCGGGCGAGAACGCCGAGGCGACCACCGGCCGCGCGATGCTCAGCAGGTCGACGCGCTTGCGGTACGTGGCCGCGGTCTCGGGGAACACGATCAGCGGCACCAGCTGCGAACGCTCTGCCGACAAGCGCACGATCTTGTAGATGCCCGGTGGGAAGTTGCGGCCGCCGACGTCCTTTGGGTCGCCGTAGAACAGGTCGAGCTTGTTGCTGACCTGGATGCGGCGCGCCTTGCGCTTGCCGAGCTTGCTCTCCTTTCGTGCTACGGCGATCAGCTGCTGGATGATGCCACGCGGCAGGTTGCCGTACTGGTCGAGCTGGATGGCGCTGGGCAGGCGCAGCGCGCGGCGCGTGGGGCGACGCACGCCGCCCTCGGTCTGATAGCGTAGGTAGCTGGCCTGGCGATCCTTGAACAGCACCTCGGCGGTCAGGTTGTCTCGCCGAGCCGGGCGGATGAACGTGGCGCCCTCGCTGGCGGTGAAGGGCGTCGGGCGGTCCAGGCTGCGGCGCAGGCCTGCGGGGATGGCCTTGCGCACCTCGCGGGCGGTGTCGTTGAGGGCCTTGCTGGCGGCGAAGTTGACCTGTTTTTCCAGGCCGGAGAGACGGCGGCGGACATCATCCAGGTTGGTGGTGATGTTGAGGTTCATCGCGCATTCCCCATCAGACGGTCAGCCACCAGCTGCGCGTAGCCCGCCACATCGATCCAGGAATCGAATCTGGTTCACGTTGGTGGTGCTCACTGCTTGCTCGCTTTTTTGAGAATCGCTTCGACCTGCGCATGCAGCTGTGGCCTCGTCTCGCGCATGCAGATGTAGTCCCGCGCGAAGCCGATCTGGCCGGTCAGCTTGTTCCGCGCCAGCCAGTAGTTGGCTTTGTTGGCTGCGCGGCCATTCGCCACGATCTTATACGTACACCAGTCCGGCGTGTGCTCCTGAGATTTGCTGAACACCAGCCACTCCATGCCGTCTGCGTCCCGGCATGTTCCGACGTGCTCCCAGCCTTCGTCAGCGTCAGGCATTTCAATCCACCGTCCGCCTGCTTGAGGTCGATAACGGCAACCGGCACACCGGGAACAGTTACCGCCGCATCGGTAACCGGTAACTCGTAACGCCCCTTATAAGGGGGGCGTTACGTTACGTTACCGGGACCGACGTCTTTGCCCCCGGTAACTGATTACGTTTTTTTACGTTCCAGTTACCAGTTACCGGGCTTAGCCTATGGATAAGTCTGTGGATAACTCTCATCATCGCTCCTTCTTGCGGATCATCATCGAGCTTGCCTGGGCCTCGTTGACCACCACCCAGCCGTGCTCAAATGCCTCAATGATCTCGGCCTGCAGCAGGTCTGCGATCGGCTTTCCGGGCATGCTCGGTTTGATGTACTGCTTGGCCGATGCCTCGCTGAGGCCCAGTTTCTCGATCAGATAGTTCAGCATCGCTGACCGGCTGAGGTAGGGCAGGCCGTTGCGTTCCTCGCACCCGGAGGCCCACCAGGCGGTCTCGAATGTCTTGCGGTTGGCTTCGATCTTGCTGTCCTTCCTGGCGGTGGCCACGACGGCCCCGGCCGGAGCGACCACAGCCGACGTAACCGGCTGGCCGTCCTCGTCGTACCAGCCCGGGATGGCGACCTGCTGCAGCTCGACGTAGATGGGCTGGGCCAGCTCGGCGTCCTTCGACTTGCGCTGCACGATCTGCATGGGCGCGCCGTCCTTGCCCGGCACGACGCTGATCTCGATGTCCAGCGCGCCTCTCCAGGCCGACGACCCGCGCGCGCGGTGCTGCGCCTCTTCGGCAACCCCGGTGTGGTGCACCAGGATCACGCTGCAGCCAAACTCGTTCATCAGGCTGTTGCAGGCGTCCAGCATGGTCTTGGCGTCCTGGGCGCTGTTCTCGTCACCGGCCAGGAAGCGGTGCAGGGTGTCGACCACGATCACCTTGGGGTTCTCAGGCAGCATCCGAACCTGCTCGACCACCTTCAGGTAGCCGGTCGGGGTGTTGAGGTCGCAGCCGTCCTTGGACAGCCACATGGACAGGTGCCCTGCCTGGTGGTGGTGCTTCCAGGCTGCGATGCGCCCACGCAGGCCGTGGTGGCCTTCACCGGCCAGGTAGACCACGTTGCCCTGCTTGACCTTGTTGCCGCACCAGTCGCTCATGCCGCTGGCCATGCGCAGGCACCAGTCCAGCACCACAAAGGTCTTGCCGCCGCCAGATGGGCCGTGGACCATGATCAACGCTTGATCCTGCACCCACCGCTTTACCAGCCATGAGATGGGGGCAGGCTTGGCCGAAAAGTCGTCGGCCGGGATCAGCCAGTCGTCGGCCGGTGGCAGCAGCAGGCAGGCCAGATCGTGCCCCGCCCTGGCGTAATCGTTGGCGTCCATCCCCTCGATTGGAGGAATGACCACGCGCACGCCGAACTTGACCGAAGCTTGCTCAGCGTAGCGCTGACCAACACCGGACGCGTCGTTGTCGGCAACGATCACGATATCCTGTGTTGCGCCGTACATCTCGCGCAGAATACCAGTGACCGGCACCAGGTTGCTGGCGCTGTACGCCACGACGCACGGCCTGCCCGTTGTCTCGTGGATCGTTGCTGCTGTGGCGAAGCCCTCCGCCACGTACAGCGTGCCCGGCTCGTCCATCGTGCCCAGCATCCAGAACTTGCCGCTTGTCTGGCCACCAGGGTGGTAGAGCTTGCTGCCGTCGTGGGCGATGTACTGCAGGCTGGAGAGGCTTCCGTCCTGTCCGTACAGCGGCACCACCAGGCGACCGTCGCCGGTCACGCGCGCCCCATGCACGCCGATGCCTTTGCGCTGCAGATAGGGGTGCTCTGGGCTGGCTGCCTGGGCCGATACCCAGATTGTCTCGACGGTCGCCGCTGCCACCTCGCGGCGGCGCTCCATCTCGGCGTCGCGCAGCGCCTTGGCCTCCGCCATTCGCCTGGCGTGCGCCATCTCCTCTGCAGGCGACAATTGCCTACCGACGTCAGCGCGCCATGTCACTTCGACGCCCGCGCGCCAGCAGCCAAAGCGCCCGGCCGGCACGCCGTCGCCGAAGGCCACGTACCAGCCAGCCTTGTCGCCGGCCCCGGCGCTGCCCTTGGTGCCAGACCGAAAACGGTGCAGCTTGCCGTCCAGCAGCAGCTCGTCTGGCGGCTCCAGCCCGGCCGCCCGGATGGCGTCGCGCAGCTGCTCTTCCGGTGGGGCGATGCGATCTTCCGGCGGCGGTGACCACGGGCCGCCGAGGACTTTGGACAGGTCAGCCATGCGTCGCCCCCCGTGTCAGGTAGTCCGACAGGACCTTGATCACCTTATACGTGGGGTTGGCATTTGGGTTGTCGCGCACCTCTCGAATGGTGTTGTAGTGCAGGCCGGTGGCCTCAGCCACCTTGGCCAGCCTGCGGTCACGCAGGGCTGCACGGATCTGGTCTAGGGTCAGCATGTTACGCCTCGTCGCAAAAATCCAACATCATGGTGTTGACATGCTACCTTATTTTGTGGCACAGTAGCAACCACTGCGCGAACGGAACTGGCCGAAGGCGCAGCAACCATGAAGGAGATGCCTGATGGCAATCAGTGTAAAGACGACCGGCAGTCTGGCTGCCAACGGTGTGAAGGTGCTCGTCTACGGGCAGGCTGGTGCTGGCAAAACCAGCCTGATCAAGACGCTGCCCAGTCCCATCGTCCTCTCGGCTGAGGGTGGCCTGCTGTCCATCAAGGATGCAGACCTGCCCTACATCGAGATCAGCGACATGGAGACCCTGCGCGAGGCTTACACCTGGCTGACGCAATCGGACGAGGCCAAAGGCTTCGAGTCGGTGGCCTTGGACTCGATCAGCGAGATCGCAGAGGTGGTGCTCAATGCCGAGAAGAAGGCCACCAAAGACCCGCGCCAGGCATACGGTGCGATGCAGGAGCAGATGGCAGACATCATCCGCGCCTTCCGCGACCTGCCCGGCCGCCATGTCTACATGAGCGCCAAGCTGGAAAAGACGCAGGACGAGATGGGTCGCGTGCTTTATGCGCCCTCGATGCCCGGCAACAAGACCGGCCAGGCGCTGCCCTACTTCTTCGACGAGGTGCTGGCGCTGCGGGTCGAGAAAGATAGCGAAGGCGTCACCCAGCGCGCGCTGATGTGCGACAGCGACGGCCTGTGGCTGGCGAAGGAT